CCCCCTCTTAAACACCCCCATCCCCCTTTATTCATGAATAATATAATGAATAATTCATTTTAATGATTATATGCAGAAAAAAATTTATAAAAATTGATTTTTTTCAACTAAAAATAATATAAAATAACAATAATATCATTTCAAGAAATTAACCAAACTAAAATGACATCTTTTAACAATAATTTAACAAATGAAAAAAATAAGAATAAATTTTTTGAAAATACAATCTATCATATAAAAAAAAATAAATTTATTAAGGATGAAAGATTTAAAAAAATATTGTTAAGGAAAAAAAGCGAATACGGAAATGACTTACTAAAAGAAATGTTGGAATATGATTTCATACATTCAAATAGTCCATTATTAGTAATATTTACTTATGAAATTAGTGATTTAAATAAAACAGAATATTTAATAAAAAATTATCCATTTAGTCAAAAAATGAAAAAAGATTGCTTAAATCAATATCTAGATCTTGAATATTATCCTGAAAGTCATTATGATTATTTAGAAGAACTTTTAAGTATTATTAAAATTGAAAAAGATTACATAAAAGATATTGATATAAAACAATTTAAAGATTTAAAAACAATATTATTATTGGAAAATTATGGTTATGATATAAAAAATGAAGATTTACATACTTGTTGTTTATATCATGATACAGAATTATTAGAATATTTATTAAAAGACAAGAAATTAAATCCTAATAAACTTTCTAATGGCTGGACTCCTTTACATTATGCTTATCAATTATTAAATAAAAATGAAGAAGATTCTGATATAATAAACATGTTGTTAAAATATGGAGCTAATCCTAATTTAAGAAACGATGAAGGACAATTACCTAATGAAGTAAGAATGAAAAAGAAAAGAAAATTTATGTAAATCCCTAAAAATAAAAATATAAATCCTAAAAATAAAAATTAAAAAAATTGAATATAAATAATCCAATTTATTATAAACAAATTTAATTAAATTCATTCTCATTTTCAATCAAAATATGAATCTAAGAAAAGAAGCAAAATAAATTATTGAAAGTACAATTGATTTACATGAAAAATATAAATCAAACTATAACCCATTACCACCAAATATTTTATGTGATTTCGATAAAAAAATGAATATATTTAGAAATGATCCAAATATAGATTTATTTTTATTATATACAACAAGTCAAGGATTTTGGAACATTTATTTATATAAATACAATAATCATATGTATGAAATTTGTTCAAAAATAATAAATAATTCTTATGCAACTCAAGAAATACATTATATTAAAGATCATAATGCAGTTATTAATCCTCCAACAAGCCCTAATAAAAAAAGAAAATTTGAATAAACATTCATGAATTATTAAATAATAACTAATAATTAATAATTAATAACTTATAATTAACAAATATTTTTAGAACAAATAAAATGCATAAATGATCTATGTTTTAATTTATAATTTTTTTCAATTTCATCAAAAGTATTTTCTTCTAATTTTTTTTTATAATCAATAGACCATTTTCCAAATATATTATTCGTAAATAATTCATGTATGTTTAGTTTTTGAATGATTTCATTTTTAATTAATAAATCTAAATTTTTTTTATAAATACGAAATAAATCATCTATTAAATAAAAAAATATTTTCATATTAAAATATTTTCTACAATATTTTTTGATATCAATAGACTGATTCATTTGATTATCATAATTAGAATCATTTTCACAAGATTCATTATTTTTTAGAAATAAATAAATAGAATAAAATAATTCGTTATTTAATTCTAAATTATTAGAATCAAATAATAATTCATTCATGAAATAATAATATTGAAAATATTTTACGTTAAACAAAACAACATTTGTTTTAAATTTTATATTTATAATATCATTATTGTTAAAAATAAAATTTTGAATATTTGATTTTATATTTTTAGAAAAATTAGAATAATATTGAATAGAAAAATAAATATCTTCATTTGAAATAATTTGATTGTTAATTTTATGAACAATCGAACTAATTAATTCAGAATCAGAATTTATTATACTTAATTTTAAAACAAATTTTTCAAAAAAAGGAGATTTAAAGAAAGGATAAATTAAGTTTTTTTTAAAATGTCGTTTCAGTGTTGGTATATAATTATTTAATATTTCTTTTTCTGTTTCATTTAGTTCCATACTAATAAAAAAATAAAAAATAATAAAAAATAACAAAAAATAACCCTAATAGTAATATATGAAAAATCAAAAATTATTAAAAATAATAAATATAAAAATAAAAATAGTATATTATAAGTAAATGACTTCAACTAATTTTATAACACCAACAGACAAAGATTTCGATAAAGATGAATTGTTACTTCAAAAATCATCAAATCGTTTTGTATTATTCCCAATAAAATATAAAGATATTTATGATGAATATAAAAAAGCAGAAAGTGCATTTTGGACATCTAATGAAATCGATTTAAGCAAAGATATGAATGATTGGATAAATTTAACAAACAATGAGAAATATTTTATAAAAAACATAATAGGATTTTTTGCCGGAAGTGATGGAATTATAATGGAAAATTTAGGAGTTCGATTTTTAAATGAAATAGAAATTCCTGAAGTACGTTCTTTTTATTCTTATCAAATATTTAATGAAAATGTTCATAGTGAAACATATAGTTTATTGATAGATACATATATTAAAGACAATGAAGAAAAAATGAGAATATTTAATTCTATAGAAAATATTCCATGTGTTGCTAAAAAAGCAAAATGGGCATACAAATGGATAGAAAATAAAGAAGTAAATTTTGCAACTCGATTAATAGCATTTGCCATAGTAGAAGGAATTTTCTTTTCAGGAAGTTTTTGTGCTATTTATTGGTTAAAAAAAAGAGGATTAATGCCAGGATTAACATTTAGTAATGAGTTAATAAGTAAAGATGAAGGAATGCATTGTCATTTTGCTTGCTTACTTTATAGTTATATTAAATATAAAATTAAACCTGAAATAATTAAAGAAATTATTCAAGAAGCTGTTGAAATTGAAAAAGAATTTATAACCGATTCTATTCCTTGTGCATTAATTGGAATGAATGCAGATTTAATGAAGCAATATATAGAATTTGTATCAGATAGATTATTAATTCAACTTGGATATGAAAAAATATGGAATACACCTAATCCATTTGATTTTATGGAAATGATTTCATTAAGGCCTAAAACAAATTTTTTTGAATTAAGAGTTGGAGAATATGCTAAATCAAATATTGAAGTAAATAATACTGAATTTGAAATAAATAATGATTTTTAAATTTATTAATATTAAATTAATTTAATTAATAAGATTAAAATAGAAATAAAAAATATTATATCTTTTTAATGAAAAACATTGGATTTTTTATAAATAGTACAATTGATAAAAAAAAATTAGATATTAATCATCATAATATTAATACTTTATTTATGAATTTTAATGAGATTCATGTTTGTGATGAAAAAAATAAACATGCTGAGGAATTAAAGAAAAAAAATAAAAAAATAAATAATATTAATTATAATTTTACAAATGATTTTAATTTATTTCAAAAAATTAATATATTATTTAAAACAATAAATGATTATTCAGATATAAATCAAATAACGATTATTTTAGATGATTATATTTATTTAAATAATTTAAAAAATTATTTTGATTTTGTTAATCAATGTTCATATGATTTAATTAGTTTTACTGATTCAACAGAATTTTTTTACCATTTTCAAATATATATATTAACAATTAAAAAAAATGAAATTGAAACTTTTAAAAAAATAATTAATGACTTTTCATTAAAAAAAAATGATTTTAATATAATATATTTAGATTTCTTAAAAGAATTAGTAAAACAAATTAAAAATAAAACTGCATTTTGTAAAACAGCTTATATTGAAAGCGTTGAAAAAAAAAATATATATTTATCAGATTCAGAATATTATTATTATTTATTAAGTCGTGAAATTTTACCAATCATTAAAATTAAATTTCTTAATAATTTAGTTAGAGATTATGATAATAAGGAATTTGTACATAAAAAAATACCAATTGATTTTAATATAGATATATATAGAAATTATGAAGATTTAAAAAACTATGATGATAGTTTTTTGATGAAACATTTTTTAGAGCATGGACAATATGAATGTAGAAAATATAAAAAATCAGAAAATATATTACCAAATGTTTTATGGGAAAAATTAAATAAAATAAAATTAGTACAATATTTTGATTTTCCAGAAAATTTTGATTTTTATTCATATAAAGATAAAAATCCAGATTTAAAAAAATTAAATAAATTAGAATTAAAAAAACATTGGATTAATTATGGTGCTTTTGAAGATAGATTATATTAAACTTCAACCATTCTATAATTTTTATTTTTATTTAAATAACCAAAAAATCTTTCCATTGCGTGTTCAATCATAAAATCACGCATTCCACTACAATTTGTTTTATTTTGAAGTTCTAAATTATTTCCGTAATTAGATTCTTTATTTTTTTTATAATGATTTTTTATAAAAGTAGAATCTTTATTTTTTAATTTATAAAATATTGAATACCAATTTTCATCTAATGATTCAAAATCATTTAATTTATTATATACTAACTTTATATGATTTGAATTAAATATATCAAAAACATCAAATCTTGAATAAAAAAATGTACCAACAGCAAATTCTAATTTATTTGTATCCATTGGTTCTTTTAATAATAATTCAGTTAAGTATTCTAAATAATTTAAATGATTTTGAAAAAATGAATTATTTTTATGATAATTAAAGATTAATGTACCATTTAACATACCTATTGTTTTATCATTGTTTAATAAATCAATATTTTTATTAATTGTTTCTGTTGAACCAATTAAATGCTCACATACATGCTCTCTAAATCTATCATCTGTTTTTGTATGAAGTTTAATCAAATATTCATAGTTTAAATTATTATCGCGTAAATATAATAAACTTACTAAAAATATTCCAATGTCCATACCTTTATTTTTAACTTCAATAATTACTAAATTTTTTAGTTTATCTTTTATTTGTTGTAATTTTTCTTTATTATATTCATTTTCAACAACAGCAATAATATAATTAGCCTTAATTTTACCAATAATATCTAGATTATGATACATTTTTTCTAATGTTTTCCATTTACCAACTTGTATCATAAATACTATATTTTCATTTTTTTTAATATTATCATATAAAACATTATAATAAACATTTTTATCTTTTTGTACTAATTTATCAAAATAAATATGTTCAATATTATTTTTATAATTTATTTTAATAGATCTACCTTCAATTACATATTCAATATTTTTTAAATCATAATAATTTGAAATTATTTTTTCTAATTTAGGATCAATATTTTGATTTTCATTAAAGTTTGTCCAATTTATTTTAAATTTATTATCACCTGGATTTTGAATATTTTTATCAAAATATATATATTCATTTAATTCATCAATTAATAATATATTTTCAGAAATTTTAAAATTAAATTTTGTTAATTTATCAATATCAAAATAATTTTGTAAAATATTTAAAATATATGAATCAATATCCTCTAATTTAATATTGATGAAAACAGAATTTTTCATTTCTATCATTAAAAAAATATTTTTTTTTTTATAAATGAATTAATAATTAAAATAATTAAAATAATTAATTATTTATTATTAATTAGTTAATAAAATCAAAATTTTATTTATTTTATAATTAATTAATTCACATGAATAAAATATGCATATTAATAGCATCTCATACAGACAGTTTAAAAAAGTATTTTACTTTATTAAATAATATAAATGAATTAAAAAAATTTACAGAAAATATTATTATTATAAATAGTTCAGACTCAAAATATTCAGTAAATTTAAAAGATGATTTAAGTGATTTAAATTATATAAAAGATTATTATGAAATAAAAAATGATAAATATCTTGATTTTGGAAAATGGATATATGCTTTAAAAAATTATGAAAATTTTAATTATAAAATTTTTGATTATATTTTATTTACAAATGATTCTATATTAATTATTGAAAAACTTGATAATTTTTTTACTTATATTAATAATTTACCAGAATCTATAAATGTTTATGGTTATAATGATTCATCTCAATTAGGTATTTATCATTATCAATCTTATATGTTTTTAATAAGAACAAAAATAATGAATAAATTTATAAACAATTTTGAATCAAAAAAACATCTTATTCATAATCAAGAATCAGTAATTCGTCATTTAGAATTAAATATAATAAAAATTGATAAAAATCATGATTGTTTTTTAAAAATTGCTAAAGATTGGAATGACCAAAAAAATATATTTTGGGAAAATAATGAATTATATGAAAAATTAATATCAAAAAATATATTTCATTTATTTAAATTAAAAAAAATAAAAGATTTTATAAGTTTTTATGTTTATGATAGAGAAAAAATATCTCATTATTTTGATGTAGATTTTTATAAAAATACTTATAATGATCTTAAAAATTTTAATGATAAAGAATTATTTACTCATTATATTGGTTATGGAATAAATGAAGGTAGAAATTGTATAAAAAATCAATATGATGTTTTTCCTGAAATATATACAGAAAAATTAAGTAATATTAAATTATTAAATTTATTTAATATACCTTCTGATTTTGATATTTATTTATATAAATATTTTAATACAACAAAAATGAATTCTTCAAATATTGAAATTTTAAATTATTATGATGATTATGCAAGAGAAAATGAAGAAATAATATTTAAAACAGGATTTACTAATATTAAATTATTTAATGAAATATTTATACATTATGTAAAATTATTTTTTAATTTAAATATAAAATTAGAAAATAAATTTAGTTATATTAAATTAATCAAAATTAATCAAAATCTAAAAAATAAAGGAATATTAAAAAATATTATTCAATATTCATTTAACAATGATTTAATTCCTACTATTCCAATAATACCGTTTAATCCTAATAAACCATCTACAAATAAAAATATTACACAAACAAGTATTGAAAATCAAAATCAAAATCAAAATCAAAATCAAAATCAAAATCAAAATCAAAATCAAAATCAAAATCAAAATCAAAATCAAAATCAAAATCAAAATCAAAATCAAAATCAA